ATTGGTGTAATAACAAGAACAGACTGAAAATGCAAAAAGTAAATTAATAATCGTTATATAAATAGTATGGAAAAAACAAAAATGTTAAATCAAATTAGAACACTTCTAAACATCGAGGTAAAACTTGAAGAACAGAAGTTGGAAAACGGTACTGTAGTAAGTGCTGAAACATTTGAAAAAGGAAGTGAAATCTTTATTGTCACAGACGATGAGAAAGTAGCAATGCCAGTAGGGGAATATATCCTTGAAGATGGTAGACTATTAGTAGTTGAGGCAGAGGGTATGATTGCAGATGTCAGAGATGTATCTGATGAAGTACCAGCTAAAGAAGAAACTGAAGATCTTGAAGAAGTTATTGAAACTGAAGTGCCAGAAGAAGTAGTACAAGAAGTTGAAGCTATTGTTGAAGCAGTAGTTGAGGTAATTGCACCAGTACTTGAAGAAGTAAAATCTGAAATTGAAGAACTTAAAAAACAATTTTCAGAAATGAAAGGTGGCAAGAAAAAAGAAGATATGTCTGCTGCTAGAAAACCAATTAAACACAACCCAGAAGCAAAAGCACCACAGAAAAAACAAATGCAATTTGCTAAAGGACAATTTAACACAACACTAGATAGAGTATTAAACAAATTAAATAAATAAAATGAAAAAAAGAAACGTAAATTTAGCGACAACCACTAACATAACTACATCGTATGCTGGAGAATTTGCTGGTGAGTATATCGCAGCGGCATTATTATCTGCATCAACTATTGATGATGGTGGTTTAACAGTAAAGGCAAACATTGCTTTTAAAGAGGTAATCAAGAAACTAGCTACAAATGCTTTAGTAGCATCTGCATCTTGTGATTTTACACCAACATCTGCTATTACACTAACTGAAAGAATAATTCAGCCAGTTGAACTACAAGTAAACCTACAACTTTGTAAGTATGATTTCGTGAACGATTGGGAGGCGCAATCTATGGGTTATGGTCTTGGTCAAACACTACCACCAAAGTTTTCTGATTTCTTAATTGCACACGTTGCATCAGAGGTAGCGCAGAACACGGAGTTTTGTATCTGGCAAGGTGATACAGCAGCTGGTACTAACAACTCTTTTGATGGGTTTGAAAAACTAATTGCAGCATCAGCAGCAGCGGGAGACATTCCAGCAGCACAACAAGTTGCAGCAGTAGCTGGTGGATTGTTATCTACAAACATCATCGATGAACTTTCTAAAGTAGTTGATGCAATACCAGCAGCACTATATGGTAAAGAAGATTTATTTCTTTATATGGGAACACAAGCAGCTAAATTATATGTACAAGCACTTGGTGGATTTGGAGCAAATGGTTTAGGAGCAAATGGTGTGAACAATATGGGAACACAATGGTGGAACAACGGAAGCCTAACGGTGAATGGTGTAAAAATCTTTGTATGCCCGGGAATGTCAGCAAACAAAATGTACGTTGCACAAAGATCTAACTTATACTTCGGAACTGGGTTGTTAAACTCAACACAAGAAGTTAAGGTACTGGATATGAGCGACCTCGATGCTAGTAACAATGTGAGAATGGTAATGCGTTTCACAAGTGCAGTACAATTTGGTATCGCATCTGATTTAGTAGAGTACGCATAATCAATTAATTAATCAATAGAAAGGGGTGGGTAGGTAATCTGCTCACCCTTTTTTTTTAAAACATAAAAACATATGTCTTGTACAATAACAACTGGTCGTAAGCTACCGTGTAAATCTGCCTTTGGCGGGATTAAAAAAGTTTACTTTGCTAATTTTGGCGATAATGCTATTGGGCAAATAACAGTAGCATCTAATGGTGAAGCATCTTTTGATGGAACACCTACTTGGTATGAATTTGATGTAAAAGGAAATTCTAGTTTAGAAACTACTGTGACAAGTAGCCGTGAGAACGGAACAACTTTTTACACACAAACTTTGAACCTTACACTAACATATTTAGATGCTGAAACACAACAAGTATTACAAACACTTGCAGTAGGTAGACCGTACATAGTCGTTGAAGATTACTATGGTAATAGCTTCCTATGTGGTGCAGAAAATGGTGCTGAATGTACTGGTGGAACTGTAGTGACGGGCGCAGCAGCTGGCGATTTAAGTGGGTTTACACTTACCTTTGAGGGTATGGAAGAAACTGCACCTTATTTCCTTGCAAGTCCAGTAACTGGAGATGCAGCACAGATTGATCCAACTGCATAATTAATATTTATTTTAAATTAAGAGCATCC